TAAAATCCCCCATAGAGGACATCAATGATACTTAGTAGTTGAGCGTGAAAGCGAGGCATGAGATGGTAGATCAATACACATTGAGGGTTTGTGATATGCAAGGAACCTGGCGCACGGTTCTATGCAGCACAGATAAAGAACAGATACAAAAGAATTGTGACCGTCTCTTTGCTCAGAAGGTAGATGGCAAAATCCGTGATTTCACTATCTTTGCAGAGAGAATACCTGATACGCAGGCTGATCTTACGCTGGAAGCCCATCGACCCGAAAGCGAGCCATAGCCGCACACTTGCATGTTTGCCCGCCCGCGTTTATAATTGAGGCAAGGAACCAACCGGGGGATACTCATGCTTTGCACCGACACTCAAGGCGAAATGCCGGCTATACACCTGGACAGGGAAATGGTCGAGTTGGCTGCTGACCTGGCACCGCTCATCTCTGCCATTCGAGTACATGGGCATGGTGATGGACACATTACCTTGTTGGTCAGCAAAGGGCGCATCCCGATTATCGAATGGGCCTCTAAGCTGTTTAGAGGCAAGAAAAAGGTTATCAATTAGGTAGTACCGTCTAGCAATCTGCGGATTAATGCGGGTACTTTTCACTTCGGTGAAAAGTGCTCGCTTTTTGTTTGTCTGGAGCAATCATGGCACGCCGCGCATGGATACTGCGCTACTTGCTTGAGGATGCGCTGATGGGCATTCTTGTGCGCCTCGTCCTGCTGAAACGGAGGTGGAGATGATTAAACAGAACCTCAATGCCACCACAAAAATATGGCACAAATCCGATGAGCCACGCGCCTTCACGCTCAAGTTCAACCAAAGCAAGCTTAAGTCTGCCAATCCTGTTAGACGGCAAGAGTACCAGGAGTGGAAGGAAGTGGAAGGCATTCTCTTCACCAGCGGCTCCGTGTGCCTTGATCGCAGTTTCATGAACTACTTCCCTACACTCACGGATATGTGTGACTCCTTCGGTACCATTGGAAAATATGAGATTGAATGGCTGGATGAGCAAGAAAGTGAGACTGTGGAATGAGCGAAGAGCACAACATCTATCACCTGAATACACCCTACAATCCCCTGGCCGGTGGTGCATCAGTCACACAAGTCCATCCTCAGATTGTCACGCTCAATCCTTCCAATCCCTCCGCATTCACACTCATCAATACCAGGGAATACAATGATCTGCTCTCACAACGACAGAACTTGCAGGCCGTCATTCGTAACGTGACGCACTACCTCATCGCAAAGCAAGACATCGGCGAACTCTCAGCCGTGGAGGATGCCTTGCTGCTGGAGTGCTCGCGGGTGATGGAGGCGAAAGAGTGAGCGAACAGTTCTACACTTCTACACTCAAAAAAAAGCGGAGGTGGGGTCAGCGCATGACGGCAGCGCAGCGGATTCGGGCACAAGCAAGCTTCCTCAGTTCATATGAGCAGACGGCCAACGTTCTTCAGGCAGCAGCGCGGACAGAGATTGATAGAACACTTGTCTACTATTGGCTAGAGCATGACGAGGCGTTCACCTTTGCCTATCACATCGCAGACGAGGCAGCCAATCGCCACATTGAGGCAGAGATACGCCGCCGTGCCATTGATGGATGGGAGGAACCAGTCTATCAGCAAGGAAACCTTGTTGGTACTGTGCGCAAGTACAGCGATACGCTACTCATCTTTTATGCCAAGCGCCGCATGCCCGAGTACCGGGAGAAACACCAACTTGATGTCACCAGTCGCATTCAGATGCAGCGAGACCCTGCGTTGCAATCATTGCCCGATGAAGAGATAGAAAGATTTGAGAGAGACCGCATCAGTCACTACGAGTAGGATGAATACCCGGCCACATCCTCAAAAACTGAAGACTGAAGTAGCGGAACGAGGCCGTGAAAAGTTCCGTTTCTTTGCGCGGCAGGCGTGGCGTGTGATCGAGCCAGGAACGGAATTGATATGGAACGAGCATCTTGAGGTCATTTGCGATCATCTTCAGGCGGTGTATGAGCAAAGAATAAAACGCCTGGTTATCACACTTGCTCCTGGTCATGCCAAGTCCTCTTTTATTTCTGTGCTATTCCCTGTCTGGTGCTGGTTGAATAATGCCTATCTCCGTTTCTTATGTGCCTCGTACTCTATTGACCTGGCGATCAGAGATAACAAGAACCGACGCGATTTGATCGAGTCAGATTGGTTTCAGGAACTCTACGGGCCGCTTTTTCTCATGTCCTCTTCTCAGAATGTCAAAAGCTATTTTGAGAATGACCATAGAGGCTACATGATGGCTACAGCGGTTCGCGCCAGTGGCACAGGTAAGCGCGCTGATGTGGCGATCATCGATGACCCAAACAATGCAATGGCTGGCCTTGCAGACATTGAAGCAACGGTAGACTGGTTTGGCAAAACTTGGATGTCACGTCTCAACGATCAAGAAAACGGCCCGATGATTATCGTGGGCCAGCGCTTGCACGAAGAAGACTTGATAGGGCACGTCTTGAAGCTCGGCGGCTGGGAATTGCTCTCCCTGCCCGAAGAGTACGAGCCATCAAGGGAAAGCACAACCTCACTCGGCAAATATGATTGGCGTACAGAAGAAGGCGAGTTGCTCTGGCCTGATAAGTTCCCGCGAGAAGTGCTAGATAAGCTCAAGCGAGAACTCGGCCCACTGCACTACTCAGCGCAATACCAGCAGTCACCCATACCAGCGGGCGGGTACATTTATCGCGAGAAAGATAGGCGCTGGTTCACCATCGATCAATCAACACAAAGCTATCTACTCGAAACGCCACGAGGCCGTGTGACCGTTCCCATTGCCGATTGCTGGTATTGTGCAGTGATAGACCTGGCTACCTCGCTCAAGACATCTGCTGACTTCTTCCTGATGGAAACGTGGGCTATCACGCCCTACAACGATGCGCTCTTGCTTCATGCCTTGCACGAGCATCTTGACTTTCCAGAGCAGCAGAAACAAATACCGCTCATCTTTCAACGCTTCATGCACTCAATTATTGCGGTGGAGCAAGTAGGCTATCAACTTGCGATGATTCAGTATCTCGTCTCGCAAGGACTCCCCATCAAGCCGTTCAAGCCACAAACAGACAAGATCATGCGGTCGACCACTGGGAGCATCCTCTATTCCAATGGCAAGGCATACCACAACAAGAATATGGCCGGCATTGAGGAATGCGAAAAAGAACTGTTCAGTTTTCCGAAGGCTCCCCATGACGAATACCCTGATTGCCACGCAATGATGGCCTTTGTCATCTCGAATGCACTACGTCCTGGTGTGATCGATCTAGACGATGAGACGCAATCACAGGATACCACGCTCTCCATTGAGCAACTCAAGGTGGCCGAGGCCATCACCGAAGAGCAGCGCCAAGCGGCAGAGGAGGCGGCCAAAGAGCACGAAGAAGCGTTCACGCGACAAGGCGGGTTGCTGCTCAATCCGTTCGATTGGGCTGCCGAGCATGAGATAGGAGGTGACTGGTAATGCCATACAAGATGTACTGCGATAGATGCGAAAACGAAACAGAGACAAACTATGTGAGCAAGCATGCCATCGTTGACTTTGAAGGATGGCATGCTGAAGTCATCCTACGCAATCCCAAAGGTGTATGGAACGACGGTATCCTGTGTGGAGGCTGCCTGCAACTCTTGCTACAACTTGGCTGCAAGCGAACGAAAAATGCAACAGACATACAAGAGCAGAGGTTAGGATAAGCCATGAGCAGACGCAATAGACGACAACGCCACTATGCAGAAGAGAAAGCCGACCCCAACGTGGCCTATGTCGTCTCTCAGCAGGGCGTTGCTGCACCTGCCATGATGCCGCGCAATATGAAAGCCTACATCCAGGAAGGCTATCGCTCATCCAAGATCGTCTTTCCTATCGTGCAACACATCGCTCGTGCAGGCGCCGGTATCAAGTGGAAGCACTATACCGATGAGAGCAAGAAGCGAGAAATCACTGATCCGAATGATGAACTTATGACTCTTTGGAAAGTGCCTGCTGCCAAAGATAAAGTGAGTGGATCTGCGTTTCGTGAAGCCATGATCGCGTACTACTGTATGACCGGGAATAGCTACATACTCGGTATCAATGCCAATCAGAGTCCTACCGCGCCCTTTGATGAACTATGGAATTTGCGCCCTGATATCACCAAGAAGAAACTCGATGAGACGGGGGTGCGCTACTATGAATTTGGCAACTTAACACCGCCATTGCGCTACCCTGAACCCTTTGTGATGCACAATAAATTGTTCGCAGGCAATGACGATGTGTATGGGATGTCACCTATTGAAGTCGTTGCCATGCAGATCGATACACAGAAGGCCGGGCAGAAGTGGAACCTGGGGCTCTTGAATAATATGGCGCGGCCTGGCGGCGCATGGGTGACCGATGCGCTTCTAGGCGCGCAAGAATACAAGACGCTGAAGGATGAGATACGCAAGAAGTTTGCAGGCCCGCGCAATGCTGGTGAAACGGCTATCTTGCATGGCGGTGTCAAGTGGCAGAGTATGAGCATGTCACCACTAGAACTCGACTGGCTTGAGAGTGACGAGAAGAGTGATAAGGATATAGCGCGTGTCTTCTTCAACTTTCCTCTGTTCTTGTTGGGCATGGCTGATAGCACCTTCAGCAACCAGGAAGAGGCCCGCTATGCGCTCTATACTGAAATCGTCTTCCCGATACTCGATATGTTTCAGGACTCGCTCAACATGTGGCTCACGCCGCGCTATGGCGGCTATCTTGGCTACGATCAAGAGGATGTGGAAGCGATACAGAAGCGCTTGCAAGAGGCTAAGGCGAAAGAGAGCGAGCGAGCACAGGCAGAATTTACCGCAGGCACCGTCACCTTCCATGAGGCACGCGAAATACAAGGTAAGGCAAAACTCCCCTGCAAGGACTTCGTGGTTATCAACCTCGTTCCGGTGCATGTGGATGACCTGGACGACTATATTGCCGCGATGTCAGGCAAAGTAATCAATCC